GCTCGAAGCCGACCGTGGCGCGGTTGGTGAGCGCGTTGTTGCCGAGCATGAGCGCCACGTGCGAGCGGCCGGCCGCCTTGACGTGCACCGAGAACACGTAGGCCACGCCGGCCGTCGGCACCGTGACCGAGCCCGAATCGAGGTAGTGCGTCTGGTTGGCCGTGCCGTCTTCCACGAGCTTGTCGGCCGTGGCGGTGCCGTCGGGCGCGGCGGCCGCGTTGGCGCTGCGGCTGGCGCGCGTGGCGCTCCACTGCCCGGCGTTGTCGAGCTGCTCGCTGTACAGCAGCCGGTTCGTCGCCGCGGCCTCCACGAGCAGCCGCCCACGGTCGATGCGCGCCACGTTGGTGCTGGCCGTGCGCAGCACGCCGTCCAGGCCGACGTAGGTGCCGGCGCTGGCGCGCGTGAGCGTGCCCTCGGTGGCCGCGAGCGTGATGGGGCGCAGCAGCTTCACGCAGGCTCCGTTACGGCTGATCGGTGGTCAAGAGGCGCCCGGACGCGTCCCACATGCGCAGCTGACCCACCATGTCGCGCGTGTTGACGGCGATGGCGGTCATGCCGGTTTCCAGCGAGCCCCACATCCCTTCGACGCTCACGGCGATCTCGTCCTTCATCTGGCGCACGGTCTGGCCGAGCTGCTCGATGCCGTCGGCCGAGCGCTGGGCCAGCTCGGTCTGGGTGGAGCCCTGATCTATCAGATCGTCGACCGTGCCCTGCGCCGGCGCGAAGCCGGCCGGCGCATCGGCCGCCGACGCGGCCAGGGTGAGGCCGCCCTTTTCCAGGTAGTCGGCCAGCTTGGCGTAGTCGCTCGCGACGTTGAGCAGCGCCGCGGCCTGCTGGCGCTGGCCCGCGTCGTTGATGTCGAGCCCTTCGAGCGCGGCGCGCAGGTCGGAGCGGCGCCCGAACCCGGCGGCGTCGACGCCGGCCGCACTCAGCTTGGCGAGGATGGCCGCAGACGCCGCGCCCATCTGCTCGGCCTCGGAAAAGTAGTTCTGCAAGTACGCCTGAGTCTTGGCGAGGAACGCGTCCAGGCCACCCGTGAGATCGAGCAGATCGGCCGCGGCCGCGCCGCCGGCCACCGATACGTCGGCCAGGTGCAGGCCCATCGTGCGCAGCACGGCGTTGACCGAGATCAGCGAGCCGCCCAGCCGCTCCATCGTCTGCTGCAGCGTCTCGTTGCCGCGCGTGACCTCGGCCAACTGCTGCGCGTACGGGCCCAGGAGCGCGTTGCCGTAGTCGTCGAACGCCGCCGCCAGCGCCTTGAGGTTCGCCTGCTCGTCGGAGCCGAAGGCCACCGTCATCTGCGTCGTCACGTCGGCCATCGCGCGCACCGGCAGCCCGAGCGCCGCGGCGTACTGCTTGGCCCGGGCGTACACGCCGGCCGTGCCGACGGACAGCATCTCCTGCAGCTGCTTGTCGACCGGCGACTTGTCGGTCCAGTCCTGATCCGAGCGGAACCAGCCGCCGCTGCGGTGCCAGTTCTGGTACTGCTCGCCCTTGAACTGGCCGCCGGAGAACTCGCCGCTCACGCCACTGCCGCGGCTTTCCTGCGAGCCCATGCCGAAGGCGCGATTGACGATGCCGCCGATGGCGCCTCCGACGACGGCGCCGATAGGCCCCCAGATCGAGCCGATGGCCGTGCCGATGTTCACGGCCGAGTTGCCGCTGCTGCCGATGGCCGAGTACCCGCCGCTGATCGCCCCGCCCAAGTAGTGCCCCGCGATGGCTCCCATCGCCAAGCCGCCCCAGGTGCCCACGCTTTGGCCCAGCCCCGTCATCTGGACGCCGCCAGTGCTGCCTATGTACGCCTGCTCCGCCGCCGACGCAGGCAAGGCCTGGCTCAGACCGATCGACTGGCCGAGATTTGACGTCGCAAAGGACGTGTACGCCCCCGCGGTGCCGCCCGTCATGGCATCGTAGGCGCGCGAGTACGTGCTCAGGTCGAACAGGCTCGCGCCGCCAGCGCCGGCTCCGATGCCCGGCTGCCCGGCGCTGGCCGCGCCGCCGAACACCGTGCCGATGGCGCCGGACACCGGCGCCAAGATGCCGCGGATCGTGGGCTGCAGGATCATCGTCTTGAAGGCGTTGACCAGCGTCGCCTTGAACGCCTCGGCAAAGCCCTTCCCAGACTCGAAGGCGCGCATGAGCGCGTCGGTCAGGCTGTTGTTGATGCTGTCGGCCGTCTTTTGCCACTCGTCGCGCTCGGCCTTGGCGGCCTCGGCCACGTCCTTGCGCGCGAGCAGCACCTTGCGCTCCTCGAGCGCGGCGATCTGCGCATAGAGCGCATCGCTGCCCTCGCCGCGCGCGGCAGCCGCGCGCAGCTCGGCGAGTTCATCGTCGAGCACCGCAGCGGTCTTGCGCTTGAGCTCGTCCTTGCTCAGCGTGAGCTTGTCGATCTCGTCTTGCAGCTTCGCGTTGCCGTCGACCAGCGCCACCGCCCGCTTGACCTCGGCCTCGACCGCCTTCTTGATGGCTGCGGTCTTGCGCTCTTCTTCTTCGGACGCTTTCTTGGCAGCGGCCGTCGCGGCCTCCTGGCGCAGGATGGTTTCGAGCAGGACGACGATGCGGCGCTTTTCGCTGTCGGTGGCCTTGATGGTGCCGTCGCGCAGGCTCTCCATGGCCTTGAGCGCGAGCTTCTGGCCTTCGGTGAGCTTGGCCTGCTGCGCGGCCTCGGTCTCGTTTTCGAACTGCTTGGATTCCAGCTGGGCGATCAGCTTCTTGGTGGCCTCGATGGCCTTGGTGTCTTCCTCGGTAGCCTCCTTGACCCGGCTCTTCAACTGCACGTATCCGCTCGCGGCGGCGTTCGCCCGCGCTGCCAGGCGATCCATTTCGCCGCCCGCCTCCTTGGCGCTGATCGCGCTGCCGGCAAGTGCCTCCTTGGCCTGTGCGCTCTTCCTGGCGCTCGTGTCCATCTCGCGGCCCAGCGCCTGTACCGCGCTGTTGCCATCCGCGAAGTCCTTGACCACCCCGGCAGCGTACTTCTGGCCGGCCGTCACGAACTCCTTTACCGAGTCGACCGCGCTCGTGATCTGAGCGGCCAATTTCTTGTCGAACACGCCCGCGATGGCCGCGGCGACCCTGCCCGCCGTCGTGAGCGGCCAGACCAGCGCCTCGAGAATCACCGAGCCCACGTGCGCGAACGACGCGCCGATCATCACCACGCCGTCCTTGAAGCCGGCGATCAGCAGGCGCACGACTTCCAGGCACAGCTTGACCTGGTCGGACTGCAGCGCCCAGTCCGCGACGAACTCGACGACGCTGCCCACCGCCTTGACCACGCCCCAGAGATCGCCGGCGATGGACTTCGAGAGCTCCCACACTTCGGCGAGCTTGTCGCGGTTGCGCTCGATGAACTTGCCCACGGCCTCGAACGCTGCCTTCAGCTCGATCTTGATGACCGGCAGCAGTTCGCGGTCGACCGTGTCGACCAGCGCCGCCAGGCCGAGCGTGAGGCCGCTCGATTTGTTGATGTCGTCGATCGCTACGAGCACGTCGTTCTTCAGGCGCGTGAGCGCGCCGCCCACGGTGTCGGGCAGGGCGGCGGCCTCCTGCTTGAGCTGGCCCAGCGAGGCGATGAGCGCATTGCCCACGACGTCGGCGGTGAGCTGGCCCTCGCTGCCCATCTTCTTGAGCGACTCGATCGGCAGGCCCATGCCTTCGGCCAGCGCGCGCATGAAGCGCGGCGACGCCTCGGCCAGCGAGCGGAACTCATCGCCCTGCAGCCGCCCGGAGCCCATCGCCTGGGCGAACTGCAACGTGGCCGCCGCGGCCTCCTGAGTGGAGGCGCCGCCCACGCGCAGGCTGGTGGCAAACGAGTCGACGATGGCGCCCACCTCGCGCGTGGTCCCGCCCAGGCGCTGCACTGGGTTGGCCAGCTTGGTGTAGAGCTCGGTGGTCTCCTTGAGGCCGACGTTGTTGGCCTGCGCGATGCGGTACACCTCGGCCTGAGCACGGCCGAACTCGGCCGCGTTGCCGGCGGCGAGTTTCAGGCGCGCGCCCAGCAGCGTCATCATGTCCGCGGCTTCGACGAACTCCTTGACCGAGATCGCCAGGCCCAGCGCCGCGGCCATGTTGCGCAGGCTCGAGAACACACTCTGCGCCTTGTCGGCCAGGCGGCCGGCCTCTTCCTTGACGTCGCCCAGCCGATCGCGCGTCTTGTCGAGCGCGCCCGATACCTCGGCCGTACCCGTGACGGACAGCCGGAGGGCTAGATCGGCGGATCTGCTCACGTCGACACCATCGAGCTGCTGCGCCACGCCGCCCCACGGCGTGTTACGCTGGGCGGCATGTCATCCATCCCCGAGCTGCTGCTGGTGCTGGCCGGCGACATCACAGCCGAGCGCGCCGCGCGCGGCGTCGGCGCGCGCTGGCTCAGGCGTTTGATCTGGGTCGGGCTGGCATGCGCGGCGGCCGCGCTGGCACAGGCGTTCTCGGCCTGAGCCCCATCAACCCCGCCCCGCCGCGTGCCGCTCGCGCGCCATGCGGCCCCACTCCACGAGCGCGGCGCGCTCCATGACCACGAGCTCGGCAAATAGCCGCTCGCGCCGGCGCAGCGGCGCGGCGTGCCAGGCCGGCGAGGCGCGCACGCCGGCGTAGTCCAGCCCCGTCGGACCGGCGAAGCCGTGCCGCCATTGGGTCTGCACGCCGCCCCACAGCCGCAGCACGGCCACGTGCTGGGGCCACAGAAAGAAAACGCCATCGTCGGGCGCGGCGGCCGGCTCGTCGGCGCCGTCGTCGCCGTCATCGTCGGCACGCTCGCGCGCCAGGCCGAAGGCGGCCAGCGCGTCGTCGATCTCGGGGTCGTCGTGCCGCTCATCTGCTTGCTCACTCCCGCTGCGAAGCTCGCCGCGCGCAAGCAGCCGCGCGGCCTCGATCAGTTTTTTTCCTTGCCCTTGGCGCTGCAGGCCTGCAGGTAGGCCGCGAACATCACGCCGGCCACGCCCACCAGGCCGAGCATGCAGCGCAGCGCCTCGGCGCTGAACGCGACGGGCTCGCCGGCCTCGTCGACCACCAGCCGCTGGCCGCTCCAGCCCGTGACCTTGCGCATGAGGAACTCGTCGACCGTCTCCGCGCTCTCGGCCTCGGTGAGCGCGCGGAACTCCTCGAGCGGCAGCCGCGGCGCCGTGAAGGCGAAGGCGAACACCGCCTGCCGGCCGCCGTCGGCCACGCTGAACTTGACGGGCACCTGCACCACGTCTGCCACCACCAGCCGATACGCCATGGGCTTGTCTCCTGTCGCGTTGCGTCGCCGGGCCGCCTCAGAGCAGCACGAGCTTGATTTCGTCGTTGCCGCTGCCCGCGGCGCTGGGCACCAGGCGCAGGTCATAGCTCACCAGGCGCGAGCCCTCGACGTCGGCCTTCTTGGGGTTGATGAGCTGCACGGCCGGCGCGTACACCTCCAAGATGTTGCCCGCCGTGGAGCCCAGGGTGAACCCCAGCGCCTGCGTGCTGTTGGCCTTCACCGTCGCCATGAGCGACACCTCCTGCGCCGGCGTGAGGTCGAGCGTCACCGAGCCCGAAATCGCCCGGTCGGTGATGTCGATGCGCTCCGAGCTCAGCAGCTTGACGTGGCTCACCTTGTTGTTCCAGGCCAGTTCGAGCCCGGTGCTCGGGTACGCCGTGCCGGCGGCAAACCCCGTAGCCGCCGCCCAGGTGACGCCGAGCTTGACGTCCATCGCGGTGTTGGCCTTGGTCACCGGCACGGGCGTCTTGAAGGCCGCGTAGCTCGTGCCCGAAGGGGTGGCCGCGCTGATGCCGCCATCCAGGCCCACGAAGTCGAACGAGAGCATCGGGCGCTCGCCGATCTTGAGGCCCACCTTCATGTCGCCCATCGCGCCCAGGAGCTTGTGCAGCACGCCGTCGTCGTAGTAGTAGATCGACACCGACTTGAGCGCGGTGGACACGGGCGTGTACTCGCAGCGGTTGCGCGCGGTGAGCGCGCTGGCCTCGGCGCCGGCGCAGGCGGTGAGCAGGCGGCCCCACTGCGGCGCGGTGCCGGCGGTGCCCGAGCCGGCCAGCTCGACCGAGAAGCTGCACTTCACGTTGGCCGCGCCCACGAGCTGCTCGCTCGCGCCGAAGTACCCGCGCACGATGTTGCGGTCGATGTTCTGCGCGTCGAGCGGCGTGATGCTGAAGTCGCTCACGAGGATGGCATCGCTCGCGCCGGCCGGCGCGGCATCGGTGCCGTAGGTGGCCTCGACCTTGGCGAGGATGACGGTGTTGCGTACGTAGCGGGACATGGCCTGCTCCTGTGGTTACTCGGTGCGGGGGGTGGCTTGGGCGCTGTCGGGAGCGGTCTGGGGCGCGGCCTGGGGCGCGCTGGGCTGGTCGGCCGCGGCCGGGTGAACCTCCACCCAGCCGCGGCCGCCCTCCCACCGCCACGAGCCGCCGCCGGGTGGCTGGCTGCC